CTTCTCAGCAGCGGCTTTGGCTGCGTCGTCGGCAGCTTCTAGGCCGTAGGTTGTCAGCTCTTCAGCTGTCAATTCGGCTTTGTGGTCGGCCAGGAACGCTTTTTCTTCGTCGTTCAGGTCGGCTACTTGCTTGGCGCGAATTTCTTCTAACGTCATGTGTTCTCCTTCTTTATGGTTATCACCGTTGCCGGTCTGGTCCGCCTTGACCACCTTGGTAGGTAGGCGAGACGCAGTGATCGGCTTCAGCTTCTTGAATAGTGGGATGTTCGTCAGGGCAGCGCCCGTAATGACGTTGCTGACGAAGCTGTACTCTTGCTCCGGGTCTTCCCACGGATAATCGCGAGGATTGAATTCCGGAGAAATAAACTTCCACTCTCCGTCTTTGATTGCTTGGAGAGCTGCTGGCGTCCACTCTGGGTCGCCGAGAAGTGCAAGACCGTCTTCGCTGGCATAGACCTTTGGAATCCAGCCAGCAGCCTTGTCCCAAGACTCGTGCCCATAGTTGAGTGGGATCTTCGGATCAGCTTCGACAAGGCCGATGCCTTTATCTGCGTTGACTACGAACTGCTTGATGTCTTCTGGAGTGATTTCGAACTCTCCGTGCCACGGCGTCTGCCATGTACCCGTACGGAGGAGCTCGATAGTCTTAGGCGCATTGCCTTGATTATCTGCTTTGATCTTTACTAGGTTGTGAAATGCTTTTATTGCCATACTATTTATTAATGTCTTATGAATGGCAACAATTGTCAATCAATAAATGTAGATTAAAGAACAACGGCACCTTACATGACCGGCTGGGCGGTCAACTTCTTTGCCATTGGCTAGCACGAATAGTCCATCAATAGCGATGGTCTTCCCTATTACGGGTGAGCAGATCTGACACGCACCACTCAATCCGTCCCAAGTCTTTTCCTTGGCTCCGGTTTGATTGGCGTAGTGCTTCAAACCCGTCTGGTACGCATTGACCGGTTCCGTCTGTGCGATCAGCTGAGCCCGTACCGGATTATCGATGACGTTCATGAGTCGCACTGTCGCAAAGTCCGCTGTCTCCCCCAGGGCGATGCTCTTGGCTACAGATTCACGAATGAGTCTGCGTGTCGTCTCGGTGACGTTTGCAACCATCTCGGCTGTCAGCTTTCTGGCTGCTTGCATGATGGCTTCATCCAAGCTGGCGAACTCGAGTGTCGAGTAGCCTATGGGAATGCCGTAGAGCGTCTCCCCTGCCACGGCTCCGGTTGCCACCAGGTCAGTGATGATGTCGATAACCGCTGCTGTCAGCAGGATCTGCTCTTGCTTCCACACTGGATCGTCGTTGTTAGCCACGGGGCCAGCGTCCGCTTTGACGGGCTCAGGCATACGGGACCAGTCCACGTACTGCGTTGCACGGCTAGACAGCTCGTGCAAATATTCAGCAGTGGCCGTCTCTAAAGCCGCCTCCAGGCTAAGTAGCAGCCGGAAGGTATCAGGACTGGCCTTGTAGCTTTCCTGCCACTCCTCCGCGGCGTGAATGGCCACGTGCAGTTGTTCGCGGGCGCTAAGCAACTCTTGACGTGTTGCCATAGAGCTGCCTTGTTATGGATGCGTGAAGCTTCTTGGCCTTTGCGACATCGGCTTCGACGCTATCTTCAGGCAAGTCTCCGTAGTTGATGCCCTTGGTCTTGATCGTCTTGCCGTTGTAGGCGGTGCCGAGATAATCCACCCACTCATCAACGTCAGCCTCTTTGCTCACGTAGGCCAGGGTCAAGTGTGGAAGGTATTCACTAAAGGTCTGAATATGCGGCAAGAGAGTTAGGCGTTCATGTCCGTCGATCAGCTCGGGGGTCTTCTCGATGTGAGCTACGACGGCGAAGCTGTCTGGCGTCTCAAAGTATCCGACATCCTGAATCGTCACATTATTGAGGGACCAGTCCTTGAGAACCATGTCGACCTTGTCCTTCCATACATTGCCGTTCTCTAGCAGTCCATAAAGCAAGGTGACATGCGCTTCTGTCTCTGCCACTGCACCCATCGAATGGTCATGACGAGTAGTCGCGTCAATAAGTTCGCCGTGCAGCTCTTCCGGAACGTGCTTCAGAATAGGGAGCGTCTCAGTGTCGATCATGATGCAGCCAAGATCATTCGGGTCGACATCGGTGCCCTCGTACAAATCCGGAAAGTCCCTAGAGCTGACCTGTGCAGCGACGTGTTTCGTTCGCCTAGAGTCGGCGTCTAGCTTTGGCTTATCAGTGGGTACCTTCACCTTCCGCCCTACATCCTCGCTCCTCTCAGGGAAACCGATCAGGTTGCGAACATGATCCTCATCCTCATCAGAGACAGTCAGGAAGCCGGCGCTCTCAAACTTAGAGACGGTTTCTGCCAGAGCAGAGATGTTTGCCTGGTCGATGTCACTCGTGCCGATGGTCGGATACTTATCGACGTTGTAGTTCAGATCGACGATGGTCTTGACCACGTAGCCGAGCGTGTCAGCAATAAGGTCGTTTACGGCTTGGACTGACTGGTTAAAGAGCTCGTGGTGGTCTTCGCTGGTCGAACGTGAACCTGCACCCCCGCTTGAACCAAGCTCCAGGAACTGAGCCAAGACGTTCTTGGTGATCTGGCGGTCGTGGTGACTAATAGACGGCTGCAGATCCTTGAGCGTTGAGGCCTGCATGTCCATGAAGGTGATCTCTAGGTCTTTAGGATGCGCGATGGACGACTCTTCATTGGCGCGGATGTTCCTGGCAGCAGCCTTAGCGCTATCGATAGTCTTCTGATCCGTCCCCTTTGCGTAGGCGATGTCTACGACACCAAGCGCCTGTCGCTCTGCCCCCACGGCGTCAATTTGGTAGAACTTGTCCACGTAGAACCAGTGCTTGTACGCCGTACGCAGGATGCTGCGGCCTTCATAGTTGTCGCCCTCTTGCTCGTTGGTAAAGACCACGAGCTTCTCAAGAGGAATGGAGACGGCCGTGCCGTTACTGAGCCGTTGAGTAACACCTGGGGTACCGTCCTGGCACTGCCAAGCTTCGATCGTGGTTGGTTTGCGGAAGGCAAGCTTCGTCAGGACCTGGCGCCACTTACCGTCTACTAGCTCAGGTTCAAAGACCATCTCCATGACGCAGAAGCCGAACTCTAGGTGAGTCAGGATCTCTCCTAGGACTTTCTTCCACTTGATGCGCTCGAACAGGTTCCACTTCACCTGGTCGTTAATCTCGATGTCGAGGGCATCGTCAGAGGCTGGCGTCGTAAAGAACTTACTGGACTTGATCGGCAGCTTGACGGCTCGCAGCGAGACACCAACGCTGGCGTCGGAGCGGCGCATTTCGTCCCAGATTTTCAGCGCTTGGCGGCCTGTGAGATTGCGGTTGTACTCTTCACCACTAAGAATGCCATTGAATCTGCTGACACCAGAGTCACCGATTTCAGGAGATGTAACGACTTTATTAGTTTTTGGTTTATCTGCCATCTGGTTATTAATTTAAGCTAAAAGTGACTGCTTAACAAGCCTGAAGTAATTGGTGAGTCGTTGTACTCATCGTGACTGTCTTCATAGTGAAACGGCGCTGGCGTTAGGTTGTAGAAGCAGAGAATCACGGCGTCTGCCTTGTCTGGGGATCTAAAGCCACGCTTCTTGTAGTCAGCTTTGCCCTCGACGCCGCGCCGGCCTTTGGAGTCCATCTTCCACTGGCGGCTCGACAGCTCCATAAGCAGGTCATCGTCTAGGTCCAGTTGAATGGTGTCCATGATCTCCGCCATGTAGAACCAGGCTTCGCTGATCAGGTTGGGGTACTTGTCAGGGTCATCAGCCTTGGCACCAAAGTTGACCGGCACGACCAGGTATCCCCGTTTTATCATCTCGTCCGTCACCCCGCCGCCGACGCCAGT